GATATTGAAATGCCAAATATGGATATGCCAGAAGTAAATGATATAGAAATAGAATCTGTAAATGAGCCAGAGCCAGAGACATTGCAGGAAATGAGGGAAGAAATACAGGAGAATGATAATGAACAACAAGAGGAAGCACCAACAAAGAATGATGAAAATGTTGGAGAAAATGAAGAAAGCGACCTATCAGACGAAAACGAAGGTCAAGAAAAAGAAGAAATAGAAGGTACAGAAGGCACAGAAGATACACAAGAGCAAAAAAATGATGAAACTAAAACCGCTTCAACAAAGCAATCTAAAAAAACAGATAAAAAAATAGAAAAAAAGGAAGTCAAAAAAACAGACACACAAGGTACAGGAGACACACAAGGTAAAGAAGATAAGCCTAAAAATGACAAAAAAACAGTAAAAACACAGAAAAATGAGGTCAAATCAGATATTGTCGTGCAGGAACTTGACTTGCCAACGATTATATCGTTTGATAGAAATTACTTTGACCAGACATATAAAGATACGATAGACTTGACAACAACGGAGATAGAATTTTATGAGCAAGACGGATTCAACAGTAACGATTACGCCAAAGCTAATTCTGCTTTTTTTGATCAGTATAGCGACACCAACAGCGAGTGGGATATGGTTTCTAAGCGAGATCACATCAAGATTGAGCCATTTAGAAGATAGTATGTCCAGTATACCTAGTGGCGACAATAGCGCCATTTTAGAAAGAATTACTGCGGTAGAGATAAATGCTAGTAACAATACCAATTCATTGGAAAAACTTGACGCAGATGTTGATAAGATTGTTGAACACGTTGATAAGTCATTTAAAAAGATAACAGATTCAATGAACGCAAATCCACTTTCACAAGGCAATTAATATATGACATCAGCAGAAAAAGAATGTTTGTTGAGATTAGAGCAGAAGTTAGATAGTGTGGTAATGAATGTAGAGAACAATTCAAAAGAAATGAGCGCTATGAAAAAAGAAGTATCTGAATTAAAAGCTACTGTGAATATGGGAAAGGGTGCAGTTAAGACGTTAGTCTGGGTGGGATCAATATTAACAGTCATAGCAGGATTATTTAAGTATGGAGACGGAATGTGATAGGACTTATTGTTAATGGTTTATCAAAGGCAGTCGGTGGTTATTTTGAACATAGCGCAAAAAAAGCAAAAGCCAAGTCAGATCTGAAAATAGCAGAGATAGACGCACAAACAGCAGTACAAAAGAAAGTCGCAGAGGGCAAAGTAGAGTGGGAGACAGCTATGGCAAAGGCTTCTGACGATTCGTGGAAAGATGAAGCGTGGACAATATGCTTCATAGCTATCATTATATTTTCATTTATTCCGTACTTTCAACCCTTTGTGGCAAGGGGTATTGAGTTCTTGTCCACATTTCCAGAGTGGCTTCAATGGTCAATTATGGCAAGTATTGGTGCTTCTTTTGGGTTAAAATCTATAGGCAAATTTACTAAATGAGGTAAATATGAAAATACTTGATAAACTAAAAGATAAATTAGAAGACTTGAAATATGATATGCCAGATTGGGTTATGTTTCTTTTGAAGGTTTCTGTGATTTCAATAGTTTGGATTCTTCTTCTATCTTGATCATTTGAGCTTTGGCTTGGTTGAGACTGGATAGCTTAATAAAAAGATTCGCTATTTTATGAAGTCTTTCTTTCTCTTGAATTTCATCAGTTGACCCAAACTCAATGTGCATATTCATAGCGTCATTTATTGACTTGGTTGTTGCGTTCATTTCATCTTGTATAATTTTTTTTACATCATTGTAAATATGTTGATCTGTTATTTTTTTCATATTAACTCCACGCTTCTCCATATACCCACGCCACAATAACCTTACGAATACCTTTTTTGATAGGGGTAACTCTGTGATTAAAAAAACTGGTAAATGCCACCAACATTGTTGGTTTAGGATTAACTCGTACAGGCTCTCCTGCTTCTGCAAAAAATTCTAAGTCGCCACCAATATATCCTTCATTTAAACACCACGATATACTTAACTTTCTCAATCCTTTTACTCCGTCTCCAATATCATAGTGCCAATCATATTTAGCTTCATCTTCTGCGTGATACTCAAGGTATTGAATATCTTGGATTCCTGCTAACTTATAATTAAAGGTTTTATTCAAGTCAACAATCGCATTATTTAAAAGCTCTGCGGTATAAGATTGCGAATGATCCAGTCGCCATTGTTGTACTGTTCTGTATTTTTCAAATTCTGCTGTTTTATGTTTGACTTCTATTCCGTAGTCTTGCGCTTCTTTTAACACCAAATCCGATCTGCCTTGTTCCATAGGATATTGTAGGATTCCATATATTGAATCTTTGTTGCGATCAAACCTCACATTGTCCTTAAAAAATTGATTTTTGAAATTAACTGTACTCAAAAAAACCCCCTACTCTCGTGAAATAGGGGGATTTTACCTACCAATGAGAAAGTAGGATTTTGAGGATATCGTTTAAAATGGTATATCTTCTTCATTATCAAAGTCATTTTTCACCTTTTCTACTGCTTCTTTTGGTGTATACGTCTTTTGCTTGTTGTTGCCTTGATAATTATTGACTTCACCATACACAGTACCGTTGCGTGAAGTTTTCACATCAATATTTACCCATTCATCTTCTTTGCCATTAAGCCAATCTACCACTTTTTTTCTATTTAAACTCACAGTAAAGTTAATAAAGTCTAATGGGCTTTCTTTAAAAAACATACCAACGGCAAACTCTTTTTCTTTTGGTGTACTCATATATATATCCTTTTTCCATTTTCGTCTGTAACAAAGGGATCTTCTGCTTGATCGTCATAGGATCCCATTATTTCATTTCGTCTTTCATACTCTGTTTCATTATTATATAATTCTTGATCATCAGAATCATCATAAGTTTCATCTATTTTTTCTTGCTCATAAGTCTTCAAGTTTGACATCTATATCCTCCATTTCACATTTTTTTAATGCTATCTTAGTCATTTCTTCGTGTTGTGTGCTGTTCATATTTTTGCTCACTTCAATATAAATTAATAAAAACAACATAGCGTCAAACATTTCCTTATTAGCAGTATGAAGCTGTTTATGGTTACGTATAGCGTTATCAATGTCTATCATTATTCTTCTCCTTCTCTTTTTTTGCCAATACTTCCAACAAATTTTCTTTAGCTCGTTGCGTCTTTATAGCTTTTGCCACCAGTTGCGTATATTCTTTGTGATCATACTCTCTTGTATAATCAATAAATTGCTTATGTTTGTTATTGACTTTCTTAATAGCAGTTTCATCTTTGCATTTCTCAAGGTCTGTTTTATATGCGCAGTAAGATTGATACAACCAAAGCTCAACACCGTCTTGCTCTAACTGCTCAAGATCATCTACAACCTGTATCATCAATAACTCTGATATCATATATCTATACGCATAGGTTTGTGCAGATCCCCAATCCCATACAGTATTTTTCAATTTACCCTCACGATCTCCTGCTACTGGTAATTGATAATATTCTTCAAGAAATTGTCCTGTTTCAGCGTGTACAATCCTGCACTTAAATTTAGCCATTCCCTGTGAATTTTGTTGTTGCTGTTGCGTA